GCAGTAAAGAAGTATGATCTTGTCAAAGAACTGGTTGATAGTTGCTCAACGGCAGGGAAAAAGTTTTTCTGAACTGAGTTGTGTGCTTCATCAAAGTATATGGTATCAACAACAATATTGCTCTCAACAATTTTGTGTAGTGAGTGATATGTTGTGAAGATCAACTGATTGACACCAACATTTGCACTTAGGAAGTTGAACTCTCTGATCTTATCAACCTTAGTTGTGCTGAAGTGATGAGTCTCTCCACTATGAACGTGCATTACTCTAACATCAGTAATAAACTCAAGAAACTCTGCTGACAACTGATTTGCCAATAGAATACGAGGAGCAACAACTACAATCGTCTGAAGTGTATTTGTTCTACTCAACTCATTCTTGGCATCCTCTATCATACAGATAGTCTTACCACCACCTGTAGGAACAATTACTTGTCCTTTGTCATTGCGAAGCATTGCTTTAATTGCTTGCTCTTGGTGTGGTCTTAGTTGCATAGATTTCCTTTAGATATATTCATTATAGCAAACGTGTGAGTGGTGTCTCTATCTCTTGTGACACATTTTTAATTGTCACGTCACTATATGACATAGTGATACCACCACCCCAACCACGTTGTGTGTAAACTGCTGCCAGTTGAAATCCAAGTTGTGGCCAAGGTTTTGATGGTGTGTCCACACAATAAAACTCTTTGATTCCAAACCCATACTCTCTCATATCTCTAATTCTTTTCTTTGTGGTGTAATGATTAATTGTGGTCAGATAGACTATGTTATCTGCAATCTTCATACCATGTTCTAAAAACTTCTGCATCTTTGACCATGGCGGATTTGTGATAATCCAATCAACTTTCCTATGATATGTAAAGAAGTCTCTGCCTTCTCCTACTTCACACCAATCTTTTGTATATGGATAAACTGCATCGAAATTATCATAGAAAACACCTCCACCTCTCGATGGGTCAAGTATCACTCCTGTGGGATTATAATGGTTGATTATATCTTTGGCAAGATACTGTGGTGTCATCACTAAATCTTTCTCTGGTGTGTTCTTGGGTGGACAAAATGCTCTCATTTATTAAATGTTCTTGTCTTTGATTCTACCACAATTCTAATTGGTCTTGCTTCATATTCTACACCAGACTTTATCAATTTGTCAATGTTAAATGAGCATTGAACTCTACGTTGTTTCTTACTATCAACTTTAGGATGTATCTTCATTTGTGCATCTGCATCTTCTGTGATCGTCTTCAATAATTGTCTCTCAACCTTAGTGTTCTGTTGTGCAGTTCTACCCTCTGGTATGGATTTAATGTAGTCATTAAACTCTCTAAGTTTTTCATAACTCATCTTACCCCATAAAAGTGTCTCATGCTCTGGTTTAATATGAAATGTATATTCTGTATGAAATATCTTTTTGTCTCCGACCTGATTCCATACTCCAATAATAATATCATACTCTGTTTCTGATCTTCTTCTAAGAATATCTCCACAATCAACTTTTCTACCCTTCGCAGTTTTAATACTTACATCTTTATCAGAATGTAATCCTTTTACAATGTCCATTGATGAAGTATATCCATTGTCCTTCATTGAATCATACTCATCCTTACTAAATCCTGTAAGTTCTCTAATCTTAATGTCTTCAAAATAATTTCCGTGTGCTTGGACTTCCATGATTTCTCTGTTAATAATATTATTATAGCATGTAATGATCTAAAATCAAGGTAAGTGTGACAGTTATGTCATTGACTTTTAAATTTTTTCCAATATTTGTCTGATAT